TGTTGTAAATTTTCATGTTTTTCATCAAATCTATTTAAAGTATCTTCTACTTTTTCTTTTAAAATAAATCTTACTACACTATATAAAGCAAAAGCTAATCCAACGCTAAGAGCAATTGGAAATCCCAATTCTTGTATTAATGTTATAGCATCAGAAGTCATTATATTTTCCCCACCATTTTCATAAATTTTATATAGTTGTTTAAATCTTGCATTATTTTCGTTTCTTTCTTTTCTTTCCCCAGTTTAAAGGATTTAATTCTAGAGATAATTCTTTTTCGTACCATTCTAACTGCTCTTGCATTTGTGCTATTTTAACTTCTTCTTCTGCTATATGCTTATTGACAAGTTCTGCAATTTCGGCATCAGATAATTCCACTCTTCGCTCAAGCTCTGCAATTCTGTTTTCAATTTGTAAGTACGAATAGACAAGTCCAGCCACAAGTACAAGTACTTGTAAAGCCCATTTAGCATTAATATGCAAAGACAGATTGTCGTCAATGACAGATGCTCTATAAGACCTTGCCGTTTTAGGTTTATTTGTCTCATTAGCTACCATTGAGTCTAGAAATTATTCCCTTGATTTCTGAAAGCTGTGCATCCATATCAGCAATATCCCTGGAGATTGCTTCGTGCCTTCTATTACGCTCATCATTGCCTTGTTCTGATTCTCGCTGTATGCGGTCCAAAAGTTTTAAAACAATTGATTCTAGGTTATTCATTGTCTCTTCACTCTTAGCCTGGGATACGGCTAATTTATCTAATGTATCATTCTGGGAATTCTGGCTCTTAATAATATTGGCAATCATGAATCCAAACATGACGGCCATTACGCCAGTTACCCCTAATGTACCCCAGGCTTCAATGATAGTCGTTGTATCCATATCAACCTACCAGGTATCTAAGAGTGTTTACGCTTCGACAGCTTTTTTAATCTCAGCTAGTTCAGCACTTAAAGCAGTTTTCATTTCACCAAGTGATTTAACCTGAGCATCAATACCATTAATCTGTTCTTCAATCTGACGATATGAAACTTCAGACTTCTGCTTTGCTGGTTGATGTTCTTTCTCCACAATTGCATCTTTCCAAGCATCTGCTGGGGGTTCAACTGGAGAAGAAGATTCAGCCTTTTTCTTTGTGTATTTATCAGCCATTATAGACTCCTTATTTTGTTATTGTTAATTGTCACCATGACAAATTTTATCCTTGAACTTGAACTATTTTAATAGAGCATACCCATCGAATGGTTTTATTTTCCTCGCCTACTCCTTGAATATTTAAATGCCTAGCCCCACTACTACCACCATCAACTGCTTGTGGACTCCAAGCTGAATTACTTTCGTATGTAGTAACAACTGTATCGCCTTCTGTATTGGCATTATCACCATCATTATAAGTAACTCCCGTCATTGTATAACCAGCGTGTTCATCATCTGCATCACATCTTCTTGCTACGATATGGCACTCCCAAAGCCAAGTTGTATTGTTAGGAATTACCAGTCTTTGACTTCCACCAGGACCATCTAAAAACATATCAGTAGCACTAGCATTTGTTGACTCACAGCTAACAACATATCTTAATATCTTAGCAGAGTCATCGTCAGTAGAACCACCATCCGTAAATTCTTTACCAGTTTGCACCCATCCAGCGTGTTCATCTACAATCCTTAATGCCTTTGGATGAGTCGCAGTACCAAGAATCATATCATTACCAGCATACTTTGACTTGATAGTTATATCGCCATGACCATCAGTACCCATTCTAAGGTTTACTGTTTTTATATCAAATCCATATCCACCACTAGAATGTCCTATATCAGTTGGTAGATAAACAGAACCAGCACCAACATAAAATCCTTGATTATGACCATCGCCTTTTACATCAAGAAATCCTCTAGCAGTAGTTGTTATATCCGTACCCATTTTGACTTTACCATCAGAGGCAATACTCATTCTTTGTGTTCCACCAGTAAACCACTTCCAAGTATTACCACGAATATTTTCAGCTATAGTTTGAACAGCATTTCCATTATTTATTTGTTGAATAAATTTTACACCATCCCAAGTATTATCAGTTGATTGATACCCGATGTTTCCTATATTGAGATTAGATATAGTAGAATTAGTTACAAATCTTATATTTGCTTGTCTCGCAGAGCTATGGTCTGTTTGGCTATTTTCAATCTGTAAAATGTCATTAGATGACGATTCAACATGAAGTTTAGTATGTGGTGCATCTATTCCAATGCCAACACCGCCTTGTGGAGTAATCGTCAACATTCTTGTTCCACTACCAGCCAGTCCTAGACCTTGTTCTATTGCAAAGTTACTTCCAACTTTTTCAATTCCTATTGCTACATTATCCCCAACACCACTTGCAAACCCTAATCCACAAGTTCCACCAGCATTATCATTATCTATAATTACACTTACATCAGAATTATTATTATTTGAATAAATATGAAGAGGTTGTATTGGAGAATCAGTTCCAATTCCAAGTCTACCCGATGCAGTCAATCTCATTCTTTCAGTAGCATTATTGCCACTTGTAGCCCAATCTTTATGAGTAAGAAATACTAAAGCACCGGGAGCAGAATTAGTAGCAAAATTTCCATCTACAACACCTTGTATTTGAGCCGCTAAATGAAATGTCGGTGACCCTCCACCAGGCGAATAAGCTCTAAAATTTAAAGTTCCTAATACAGTACCATCACCAGCCCCAGTATCAGCTATAACTGCTCTACTTGCAGTAGTTCCCCCATGTCTACCTAACTGAATAGAAGCACCTTCAGTCCTATAATTAGTATACTGTTGTCCAAATTGATGAATAGCATTTGTTCCAGAAGTATCTGTAAACTGAGCAGAAAAATTAGTAGAATCGGAAGAACCTACATCTTGTCTTCCAACAAGAATCCTACCAGCATGGTCTATTTTAATTCTTGCCGCTGAAGCTGTTTCACCTTCTTTAGTTGTTAAAAATTGAAAATATGATGGAATTGAGGCATTACCAATAGTTCCTTCTGAAACTACTCGTAATTTTGCTGATTCTCTAAGGCTATCAGTAGCAGTAGTCCCATAATAGCAAATTTCACCTAAAACATCTCCACTTGTAATTGCTGTTGGAGATGCATTAGTCCCTCTTGACCTTATAAAAGTCTGTCTCGGAGATTCTCCAGCATTTTGGGTAACAAAGCCAGTATAATCATGGTCAAAAAATCCCATAGTCCCAGCCTCGTGTAGTTCAAGAGGGTGTGTAGGAGCGATTGTTCCAATACCAACACCACTATTAGTAATTGCCATTCTATTAGCATTGTCAGTTCTAAATCTTATAAAATCACTACTCTCATCGCCTTGGATACCTACCCTTCCACTCTCTGAATCCGTAGTCGCAAATGTTAACATCTGTTGATTATCGAGTCGTATATTACCAGCAGAAATATCTAGCTTTTCTACTGGTGAGGTCGTACCAATTCCGATTTTACCCCCTTGAGATACCAAAGAAGGAGTGCTAGAACTACCACTATCCCAAATACCCACATAGGTACTACCAGCGTGTTCGTATCCTATCATTCCACGATATGTAGAAGTCCCTTCAGTAAATAGGATTCTCATATCATCCCCACCTACAAAATTCATAGCAGATGAAGAAATCATAGTAGCTACTGAAGTAGTGTCAAATGAACTTGCAGTATATAATTTAAGAGTATCCGATTCTAATAACATCTTAGTAGAACCATCAATATCAAAGCGATGTTTTTGGTCAGCACTTACTCTATATGTTAATTCTGGATTACCCCATACAATACTTGCACTAGCTCCAATAAATATTCCTTCATTATTTACATTTCTAACATTAGCATGAAAACTTCCATATCTTCCTATCTTTGCCTCTTCTGTATCATCAACAGTAAAACTTAATTTTGTACTTGCATTTTGATAACCATAGTTAATTACAACCCTTCCCCAATTAGAAGACTGACCATATACTTGTATCTTTCCATCCATTCCAGCATTAGCACCAGTACCACCTTGTAAAGTAAAGAGACTATTAGCGGCACCCATTCTTATTGCACCATTACCACTATATTTTAATTCACCAGTAGTTAGAATATTACCATCGACATGAAGCTTTTCAGTGGGCGTTTGAGTGCCAATCCCAACTCGGTCGTTAGTTAAATCCCAAACAGTTATAACACTACTATTAAGAAAACTCCAAACTCCTAACTTATTTGGACTAGCACTTGAGTCCATATATATAGATGCTTTATTTGTACCAGTATTTGCAAAAAAGACTTCTGAAATATCAGCTTTTCCATCTAATATTAATCTTGCTCTACCACTTCCACTAGTATGACTAGTAGACTTAACCCTAGCCTCTGTAACTCCAATATCTTGAATATCTAATTGATGTGCTGGACTTACTGTTCCCATCCCGATATGACCAGATGTATCAACAACTATTCTTGAAGCACCAGCAGTTAAATCATATAAGTGAAAATAATCTGCTGTACCTAAAGTACCATCTCCATCATTTTGTAAAATCCAATCTCTATCTCCAAACATTTGTAAAGTAGCATCTTTATTTGATGCACCTTCTATTCTAATTATTGCATGGTCACTAGCATTAGCAACATGAAGGTCAGTTGCTGGTGCATCAGTTCCAATTCCGACATTTCCCGATGAAGCAATTCGCATTCTTTCAGTAGGTGTTGTGCTTGATGTTGGTACAGTAAGAAATGCTAAATCAGTTGGATATTGTGTAGAACTCCAAACTCCAGCAGTATAACCAAGTATAGATGCCCCTCTTCTGTTACTGCTAGATTCCCATCCATAAAAATCTAAGCCACCTAATAAATAACCATCTTCATCAATATCAACTGGACTAGCCAGTGTTCCTTTAGTTGCAGTTATTCCTATTCTTGCAGAACTTCCATAAGAATAAATATTTAATGGATAAGCACTACCTTCTGTTTTTGTAGTTATTATTCCACCATTAGTAAGTCTCCATCTTTCACTATTGCCATTTGTAATAGTTAAATCTTGGGGTGATTCGTGTGCCTTTATAGTCCACCAATCTGCTAAGGCACCACCTAAATCTGATTTAATAACTAATTTAGCATCTTCATGACCTTCAATAACTACTTGAGCAGAGCCACTTGATGGCTTTATTAAACCAGATGTTGCCGTTAACGAGCCAGTAGATAAAATATTTCCATCAACATGGAGCTTTTCAGTAGGAGAAGTAACTCCGATTCCAACTCGCTTATTTGTACCACCAACAACCATAACAACTTCATCGCCAGTATATCTTTCAAACTTATGATATTTATCATCCCCACCAGTTCTGTATAATGGATTACCACTATTAAAATTCATCCAATATCGCTCATAGGTATGACCACTACTATCTTCATAGCCACGAATCCAACTGTCAAGCATTAATTGACCCCAAACAACTAGTTTCTGAGTAGGAGCATCTGTTCCAATTCCAACATTTCCAGTAGATTTAATAACAAGCTTATCAGTAGTGCCATTTGTACCTATTTTTATATCACTAGCATCAGTTGTTAAAATCCTCATGCCATTACCAGTCATTCCAGTAAATGCCAATACATCATCGCTGATACGAACAAATTTACTAGCTGACCTACCTACCCTAAATTGATTGTCTCCATCATTAATAATGTCAAGTGCATAATCGGGACTAGTGTGATTAATTCCAACTCTAGATTTGGTTCCATTGTGATAGATTGTCATTCTAGTTGTATCATTAGTACCTAAATATATTTTTCCATCTTCCCTATGATGGAAATAAGCATCAGCACCATTTAATCCAACAGTTAATCCGTTATTAGTTGTATTGTTTCCACTAGTTGTATTCCAAAATTGTTGATATGCAACTGTATTGGTACTTTCAACAGTAGATATATGACCAGTGCCTTCAGCGTGTAAAACAGTTTCGGGTGAAAGTGTTCCTATCCCGACTTGACCATTTGTAAATACGAAATCATAATCATTACTCTCAAGAGTAAACTCCATATCACCAGTACTATGATTTTTAAGTTTTATTCTATTGCTATTTATTCCAGCACCAGCACTATTATCTGCTCTTAAATATTGATTTGAAAGTATTGTTATATCACCAGTCGATAAAATATCTCCCCTAACATCCAATTTTTCCACTGGAGAGCTTGTACCAATCCCAATCTTGTTTGTAGAATGGTCAAGGAACATCATTACTTGAGCAGTACCACTTAAATTTGTTCCTATTTCTACATCTGTAGCATCATTAGTACCAAAATAAGAAGTAGCCCCACCAGCAGAAACCATTGCAGTTGAGCCATTATCCCTCTCTACTTTTAAAGCAAGACTAGAACTAGCATTATAAATATGAAGTGCATCACTAGGTGTAGTAGTTCCAATTCCAACCTTACCATCTTTTAAGATAGTAACACGATTATTTCCAGTCCCAGTATCGTTTGACCTTTCTCTAAATGTCAATTCACCACTTAAACCAATAGCAAAATTCCATTGCTTGTTTGCATCTGCTCTTCTTAATGAAAAAATCTGAGAGTCAGTTGAATTAACAACCAACATATTTGAACCTTCATCTACTGTAAATGCTCCATCGTGAGTGCCAATTAAAGTAGCTCCACCAACATCGAGCCTATTTGTGGGACTTGCAACTCCAATTCCAACTAGTCCAGTAGAAGAAATATTAAATCTATATGCATTATTAAATATGCCAAAAGAACCACCACCTATACCAGCACCATTAGCACCCGAAACTAATTTCCATTCCCCACCACCAGTACCATCTGCATCAAGACTTAATTGAGTACCGATTGAATTACTTGAAGTTATTTTTGCAGTAACTTCAGCAGAATCATTAACATGAAGCGTATTGCTAGGCGAGTTTGTGCCAATGCCAATCTTGCCATCATCTTTTATATAAAAAGCATCATCTGTAGAACTACTTCGTATGCTAACATCCCCAGTAGAATGCATTTCAATTTTAGAATTTGTTCCTTGCCTACCTTGATACTCAGCCATTCTTTCGATAAGACTATTGTTACCTACGATAGCAGTACCACTTCCAAATACTGCATAACCACCAAATGTAGTTTTAGTGCCATCAATCGTTAATCTAGTTGCTAAAGTATCAGCATGAATTGCTTTAAACTCAAGTTTACCAGCACCAGCACCAGATTCTACATTTGTAGCAGTTGCTATTATTTGTGCATAGTTTTGACTGCCGTCTACTTCACTTCCATCTGAATCCCAATTATTACTATCAAATGCAATCGTTCCGATAACATCGTTATTCGCTGGAGATGCAGAATGTTTTAGTAATTCTAATACAACTCCAATAGCATCTGCCGAAGTTGTTTTTACCTCTGTCTTTGTTCCAATAAAGGATGCTACTGTGCCACTAGTTGTAAATGAACCACCAGAATCTGTTGACCATTCTAATGCACCGCCACTACCGACCTTTAGCACCTTCCCCGAACTTGGGGAAGATGCTATGTCACTAGCTGAAGGATTTGCTACTAATAGCTTTTTCCACTCAGCCATCTTTTAAGCACTCGCACTTTTTGAGTTCGAGTTATCAGACTGCTTCTTGTTGCTCTTTTCATTAGCTTTAAGCATAGCTTGATACTCTGCTCCTAGCTTTTCAAGAACACCTTGTGCAAATGCAGAATCCTTTGCCTGGATTTGTGTATTTGCGATAGCCTGAATGACGAACTCCATTTCTTGTTGAGTTAGCTTATTCATGTGCATTCTCCTTTATTGTTACATATATATGTGGATATTTCCACTATCGTCTGCAACCATTTCACCAACCACTGGTGAACTGAGTGCATTTCTTTGTGATGTGGTAAGAGTTTTGAGTTTTAACCTTCCATCATCCTTAACTGTAAATTTTGTATCCCCATCCTCATCTTTAAATGTTGCAGTACCCGTTTTTTCAACTGTAAGGATTTCTTTATCAGCACCAGACTTTGTTACTGTTAATTTTACTTTTGTGTCATCATCTAGCTTTACTTTTGGTGGAGTACCACTTGCCGATAAAATACTTCCCGAAGTAGTTTTTAACTCATTACAAGAAATATTACCATCCATACTAATATTTCCCGTAGTAGTTATTGTAACCCCAGTACTTCCATGTCCACCACCAATTTGAACTTCACCAGCTAATGTAGAAGTGCCATCTACTGCTAATAATCCATTTGCCTGGATATTTCCAGCAGAAGTGATTGTAACACCCGTTGAACCATATCCACCGCCTATCGTAGCACTATCTGAGGTCATACTTCCAGTTAGGACCATACTAGCACCAGAAATAAGGTCCGTAACGGTTAAATCATCACCTACTGCTAAATCTCCCGTAAGTGTTGCATCAACACAACTTAATGTCCCAGCGATTTCTAATGTTTTACCAGAAGGTATTTTAAGGTGTGTGGTAGAAAGCTGTATCGCAGATGCTATTCCCTCACCATCAAAAACAGTTTTTAATGAGCTTTCTAGGCCCTGGTTATTTGTTGCGGATGCTACGGTTAATAAATCTTTGTAGGTTTCCGCTGGTGTTTTATTAATTAAAGATGCCATGGTTACTCCAAATTTTCAATACTGTGCAGAAGTATTAAACATGATTATTTACTTTTCGTCAGATTCATTGCTTTTTTCTGTGCTTTTATAAATTTTTTATTTCTTTGTTCATATTCTTTTTGGGTAAGGTTTCCCTTATCTCTAAACGACTTTAAATATGTGTGATATTTTAACCTAGTAGCTGAATCAAAAAGTTCCCGACCCATTTGTTTTTCATAATAATACAAGGCTCGTTTTTCTGAATCCTTTTTAAATTCACCATAAAACTGTCTAAGGAAGGGAGCTTTACTAAAATCAGCTTCACCAGTAGCAATACCACCTACTGTATTTAGAGAACGAATAGTAGTCTGGCCTAATCCACCACCTAGGTAGTTTACCCACCATTCCAATGTTTCTGGACTCCAATCTCCTAACCAACCACCCCAACCTCTTACAGCATGGTCTATCTCACCATTTTTATCATATCGAATCTTTCCACCCGTTAACTTGAACCAGTATTGTGCAGATTTTTTATATACATCTGGGGTTTTGCCCCAATACTTTTCTATTTCTGCTTTTTCTGGACCATATGGGTTTTCTGGCTTTAGAGGTCCACCATAAAAAGTCTTATTTGTACCTAGCTGTAAAATAGGCTCAGCAATTGTTGGCACAATCATTTGCTCAAAAGGCCCTGAGCCAAGTGGATTAAATGATGCATTCACAGCACCTAAGAACCTTGCCATTTGCCTATCCATTTCTATTGGCTTACCTTGCATTTGATTCCAGGCAATATCACCAGCGATATTTCCAACTACTTTAAATACATTATATCCATAAGGTAATCGCATTTTAAAATATTTGTCCCCTGGTCCATATCGCATGATGTAATAATTATCTTTTTCAAAATCACTTAACTTTTCGTATTCATCATCATCTTCACTTGCCATATTATTAAATATAGACTCTGTAACTCCTAATGCCGCTAAACCAGCTACTGCTCTTCTTGCACCTTTAGAATTTTTTAATACTCCAAATATTCTATAACTACCTTGAAGTCCAGCATTGGAAAATAAATATAGACTATTTAACCAGCCGCCTATTTGACCCTTACGATTAAAATTGATTGTAACATTCTTTGCCCCACTTGCCGCTTGTTCTTCACTATATCCATTATCTAACATAGCCTTAAATAGTGTAAGCCTAACTGCGGATTCTGTCGCATCATTTAAATTCTCAACAAAATTAAGTATGGATTTACCAGCCGATTTAACACCAATACCCTTATCTTCAACTCTTTGCAAATCTTTTTCTAACTTGCTTAGCTTATCTGAGATACTTTCATAATCAAAAAAGCCCGTTTTCCCACCAGCTCTCCTCATTCTTTCATATAATTCTGCCCATTCAGATTCTGTATCTGCACCCCTAACTACATTAAATACAGCTTTCCAGGAATTCTTTAAGTTTTTAGGGGATAAAGCCTGGAATAAAACAGCAGAGCCTTGCTCTGCACCAATATTTACTCCAGCAGTTTGAACATCACGAACAAAATTAGTAACAATAAATTCTGGATTAGCTATTGTATTGACATATCGTAAATAATTATTAATGGCATAAAGATATTTAGAGCCACTTGAAACCCCTAAACCCTTCATAGCATTTGCTATTCTTAATCCTTGCTCCCCTTTAAAAATGATACGCTTTGTTTGCCCATCTACCTTAACATGAATATAATCCTCATTATCCCTAACACCTTCTATTGGGACCATATAGTCAATCTCACCATCTTTATCATAAACGGGCCTATGTGGAACACCTACAACTTCAAAAGACTCACTAGGGTATGATTCTACTAGACTTAATAATCTTTTATTAACTAGGTTCTTTTCTGAGCGAACAACAGCACTATGTAACTGTTCAACAGCACTAACTAATATGTTTTGAACTTCTCTAGTACTACCACGAGATTTTTTAAATTCAGGACCTTTAACATCAAACATCCCTACTTTACTTTTAGACTCTTCTAAGATAGCTTGTTTATTATCCATCACTCTAAATAATGGAACATAGTTTTTATATGTAGCTTTTAATCTATCATAAGATTCCTGGTCTATTAAACCAGCTTCTAATCTTTTATCTAGCGAAGCATCAATAACTTTTTCTCTAAATTCCTTAACAAAGGTTCGTAGCTTTTTTAAACCATATTTTTTATTTAATTCTCTTTTTAATGATTTAGCCTGGGAATTGGTCATGCCACTACCACCATCTTGCAATTCCTCATTATTTTTAGCTACATGGTCATTACGCTCTTGGGCGTGTAGTGCATGAAGATATGTATTAAAATCCTCTGTAGAAATACCAGCATTTACCAACCTTGATATAAAGCTTTCTGGATTATCCGAATCAATAATGCCTTTATTAATATCACGAATAATTTCTGGGACCTTACCAACAAATAATTCTGATGCTAGGGTTACATTTTGATGGTCCCTAATTCTAGCATCCCCCAAGAATTGAGACTGAATATCCCCTTGCCAAGATACAAGAGGATGCATCGTGTCAAATATAAATTCTTTAAGTCTATCAGATATCGTTGCATCTGATAATTCTAGGGATTTGTCTACTTGCTCAGCCGCATTGATTTCAGCGGCTAAATCAGGGTCGGGTACTAGTTGTCTAGTTTTTCGCTGTTGTTCGGAGTTTCGCTTGAGGGCTGATTCAATGGACTGTTCAACTTGCGGCCTATAATGATTGTCGAGTCTGTCGAGTAAATCGTGCTTGTGGGTTTCACTGATTTTATCTCGATACCGTTGACCGTCAGAGTTTTGTTTCCAGTTGTTTTTTGTGCTTTCATAATTACTTCCAAACTTGTTTAAAGTTAACTCCATTCCTAATTCTGTCCTAACATTTTCTAAAGCCATTGCTATATCATCTTTATAGTCATTAGCATTGTCTTGATTGATAAATGTTGAAACAAGGATAGATGGTGTACCATCTACTATTTGAAATAATCCACCAGGTGTTATTTTATCATCTGTGGCTTCTCTAATAATATCATATACAGCTTGTTGGGTATCGGGGTTAGATAATTCAGGATGACTATAAATCAAACCAAGACCCTTATTTTTGGGGCTTTTATTTATCAATCCTATTTCATCTTGTTGTAAGATATAACCTAAAGAATTCATTAAACCTTTAATTGCCTGACTGCTACCACGAACATTAATAGTAGCATTTGGTGCAGACTCATCTGCCCAAAACCCTAAAGCTTTTGTTGATGTAGACTTAATTGTAAGCCCTAATTCTTTTGCTAGATTTGATACTATATTTTTATTAATGTCATCAGTGACCTTTATCTGCTCTGAACTCGGTAACTTGCTCCACGCTGGTCCATATTTTTGAGCATATGGTGTATTATTCCCAAATTCTACTTCATATGCTAATGTAGGCTGTTGCAATCTCATCGCATCTGGTATAGATTGCCCATCTGATGATTCAGACATTCTTGCAATAGCTGTCCATCCAATAGCTTGGACCTGGTGAGGTTTAAGGTTACCACCCATATAGCCTAATTGATTTAATTCCCTGGTTAAATTATTCATATATTCAAGTGCATACTCATATTGAGTATCACTTGGTGCTGAACCCCTGGTATCATATCTTAATCGTTTTACTCTATCTTTATCTATTGCTAACCTTTTTAAAATATTTTTAATAATAGCATCTGCAAAACCAGCATCTCTAAAAGTGTGTCTATCAATAGCGACTGGAGCAAGACCTCTTTTGTCATCTTGCATAATGGTCCTGGTCCCCTTCCCTAAAGCACTATCTAAGAAATCATATAATTTTGCACCAGCACCCTTTTCAGCCCTTTTACCTTGCAATACATCCTTAATGTTTTTTGCTACTGGACCAGTACCAGCAGATTTAAAAGAAGGTAATTCCGCTTTTAATTGCTCTGCACCTAAAAAGGTATTTGATAATGCTTGTTGTGGACTAGCCTGGACATTTCCCAAAAGCCAAGCAACCATGTAAGGAATAGCCTGGTCCTCTCCGAATTCCTCTACGAATGAAGGATAAGCTTCCTCATACCAATTCATTGCCGATATTACTTCAGACTCATCCAATACACTTTCAACTTGACGAATCCAATCTTGTGGGGTTTTATCCCGTCCTAAAATCATTACACCGCCATTTTCCAATTCAAACTCTACACGATTATTTTTCTGCCTTCCTACAGTAGGGTCCTTTTTTCTTCTATCCACTGTTAATCTAAGCCTATCAGATTTCTTTTTATCAGCTAGTACATCTGGATAAAGACCTACTGCTTTATCTACTACTCCTGGCTCAAGCTGGTAGGATATGTTGGGGTCCGACTCGTCAAAAGTTCCCTGGTTATATGCTGATTTTATTTGAGTAGGTTCGAATACGGCTATCGTTGCAAATTTATTATATTTCGCTTGTAACCTTTTGCGAACTTCTTCTTCAGTAACTGGTCTATCCTCATTTAAAATTTCTTGCACAAGTTGATTCATGCTAAAATCTCTATTCCCATGGCTTTCTGTTCCAGCAATACCATCATAACCAGCTTTTTTTATTGCATCTTGAACACCAGGCTCAGCAAGGAACTCCCATAAAGCTGTAATGTCTGACTTACCTATTAATTCAGTTACCCCACTAACATCTATTCCAGTTAGCTCTTTAAACTCCTCTATTGATAAGTTATCATTTAAATCCTTAGTTAATATAAGTGGGTTTTCAACTTTTAAATAAACTGGGTATACTTGCTCAGCACCACTATAATCCGCTTCTCCTAGCTCCCTTACTCTTTGCTCCGCATAAACATTTGCAATCTCTGGGTCATCACCAAACCAAGTTAAGCCATCTTTATCTGTTGCAAATTTGTCAAAACTGTAAGGGGAGCCATGATACATCATAACTGGAATACCATCGTTTTGTACCACTGATTTACCAAACCATTTTTTAAATGCTGGTGTTTTAGTATTTTCGCCTGGCTCTAATTGAAAAGTAGGAGAACCAGCATCAAAGTCTGTATTGAATACTGATTTGATTTGCTCTGGTTTAAAAGCAATGTATGAATTATTACCTAAATCATTAATAGTCTCTATATGTCGACCAAACATTGGGGATGGCATACCGCTTTCCCCTTCATACTGATTTGAGTAAATCACTCCATCATAACCCTTAGATTGAATAAGCTTTCTTACATAATCCATTTGGTCAGATTCCATAGCTTCGGAATCATAATCATACTTATCTTGACCTTCGAAATCTGCTAATACATCAAAAAGAGACTCGCCCTCATAATCAAAAAATAAATCAGGATAATATCTATCTAACGCTTCACCAATTTGATAAGGTGTCCACTGACTTAAATCAGGTAACCTTAATGGATTTTTTATGGATAAATAAACTGGCTTTATATTTGTTCCACGCTTAGCCATTATTCCAGCCTTTACAACTGAATCAATTCTAGCATTTGCTTGTTCTTGCGGACCAAAATGAAATCCAAATTGTTTTGGGTCAGATTCATTAGCACCTATTTTAAATTCATCAAAATCTTTATTGGTCCCATGATAAACAACTAGGGGTTGGTTGTTATTATCTAATACCTTAGAATCACCAAACCAATTTTTAAAAGATGGCGTTTTTGTATTTTCGCCTGGGACCATTTGTTTGGTTTTCTTTTGTAGCTTTGATTTGGCAGTAGGCTTGGCTGGTGGCGGCCTGGCAAATGAATCCCTTATATAATTCTCAAACTTAATTTCCTCATCTACACCTTTTTGAAATTCCCGTTTGGCCGTAACTCCAGACTCTGAACCTTTCAGCATATCAAAAACATTGCTACCATCACTCATTTTGCCGAATTTTGCTATAAATTCGTTAGAAAGTGCTTCAGGAATGTAAATTGTATCCTCAAATTCTTTCGATAGCCCTTTAAAGCCACCAACAGTGTATAAAATCGCATCTGAAAATAATTCAATGTTACCCTCGACTGACTCGTCAAAACGAAGATTTAGGCCCAGTTCTGAAGCCTTTTTTCGAACAGCATCGGTCCAAATTCTGATTTGCTCAACTAGGGCTTGGTCTTCGGCATTTTTTGACCTTTGGAGCTGTTTAAGTCTTGATTCAACGGTTTCTTCAAGAAGTGTGCTTCTATCCGCTGAGCTATTGATGGATATATTGCCTTGAGAATCTGTCTCGCCTTTAATTTTGACTGCATAGAATTTGTTTCCATTTTCATCCTCTCTTGATACTGGTAATTTATTAAGGTCTATATTGTATCCCGTAGCTAATAGCTCTTCTTCCGAAATCTCCATAGACCCATCATTTTCTTTTTTGTATACTATATTAAAATCATTTGCTTTATCATTAGTGATTTGCTGGGCCTGGGACTCTACAGTTAATGCTTCCTCTTTTGATACTTTACTAGGTAATTCCATTTCCTTACTAGTATCAACAAGGCTACCCACAATCTTACCAATTGTTGCTGGTCCTTTATCTACCCCAACATTGACTGCCGCTTTTCCACCATACATTGGTAATAAACCAGCCGCTGTTTGCTTAGCAGTTTCTACAGCTTCATCCCAAATATCTTTTGCTTCTCTTGTTTCAACACCTTCTAACACTGCTCCTAATTCAGTAGTAATTACTTCCACCCCAAGCTGTAATTCTTCCTCAGCTATATTTCGTGCCCAATCTTTACCGTACCTATCAGTAGCATTTTTAACAAATTTAATTACACCATTCGTAATAGCTTTGTTTGCTTCTTTTTGTACACCCTCTGGAATAAGCCTTCCAACTTGCATTTGTTCTATCGCACCATAAAATAAACCACCTAAAGATGATAACATAAGTGCGGTATTATCATCTACACCCCTATCTATCATATTTCGTAGCATCATACCAGAGCCTTGCTGGGTCCAAAAAACTGTAGAACCAATTGCCATACCAGTACCAGCACTTAATGGCACTGTAGCCCACTCATCTGGAATCATAGGAGTAGCCGCTCCAACCATTGCCGCTCCCGTTGCACCAGCGGTTGCCCAAGGAACACCAGCTTTAAGACCTTCTGCCATTGTACCAGCTAAACCACCCGTAGCATTCATTATATATTCAGCCCAATTCTCTGCTTCTATTGGGTCCCTTTCTACCATCTCTTCATATTCATCAATTAATTCCTGGACCTCTTCTAATGGTAATGAGCCAGGTGATTGTGTAAAAGATAGAAAATACATTTGGTCTAGCTTACTACTTGTAGCTGTACGCCTAAACTGCTCTGCTGTCTTTTGACCTAAAGAGCGTTTATTTTTTTTTATAATTTGTTTTGGTTTTTCTTTGGGGGTATCTAACGAACTACCTGGCTTCCTAACTTTATCTTGCTCAGCAGTCTCCAATTCCATAGCCTTAAATATCCTGGAATTGTCCCAGCCATCTTTTCTAAGCTTTGTAATAGTGTTTAATTGTTTTGGTAAACCGTATTGGTCCTCTGGCTCAAAATGAATATTAGGGTCTTTTTCAGCTTCAAGAATTACATCAACTATAGATTTATCATTTCCAGAATCATCTAGATTATTAGATTCTGCTATAGGATTATCCTTAAAGCTTTGAGATAATACTGTTCTCCAATCTGACATTATTGACTAGGCATATTGTTTAAGATTAATTCTAAATCTTTCTCTAGCCCTCTAGACCTAAAAAATTCTCTTACCTTCATAGCATCACCGTTAAACTTTTTAAATGCGGCTTCAACTGCTTTGATAAGATTGTAATTCCTTTGAATCCTATGTTTATTTTCAAGTGAAGCTTTTAGAGATGCTATAGCTTTATTATTCTCTTCTGTAAGCTTATCAGGACCATATGTCTTAGTATCTATATATTCATCTATCGCATTTTGTAATTCCACTTTAAAAAGTTCATCATCCTTAACAATCTTATCTAAATCAATTTTCATGTTCTCTCTTTTAGTCTCGTCTTTTTCTGCTTTAGATATTTGTTTTTTCTTTGCCGCTTCTTTATCCTTTAATAGTTTAGCCTCTGCTTTATCTTGTGCATCTTGAGCATCTTTTTTAATTCTATAATCCAACTCAGCTTTTTCTTTACGCTGTTCACGATTACGCTTTAGCATATCTTCATAATTTTTATCAAAACTAGATTGGGTTTCTTTCCTTTGTGCCTTTATCATCCTATCTAGCTTATTTCTTTCACTAGCTGGTAAAGAATTATAAAACTCTTCAAACTTCTTTTGCTTCTCAGGTGGTATCTCTTTTTTAGGAAGGCCAATATCTGTTTCACGATACTGACCTTGGTTAAATGTGGCCCTCTGATTACTACTTAGTTTATTTATTATACTCATTTTATCCTCACCTAGTTAATAGCCACTGTAAAAAATCTTTGTCATTAACTATATTACTATATGCCTTCTTATCCATTCCAGCTATATACCCTTCTGTGCCAGTGCCTACAGCATCCCAAAAAGAGTCTTTAGCTTCTTTACGCTGATTAAACCTTGCTAAGGCATTATTATAATAAATGTCCTCTATACTTTGACCTACCTCAGAAGCCATTTTACTAGCATTTAGTTTTGATTCTTCATTTGCCTTAGCAATCTCTTTTGCCATTCTTGCCGCTGTTAATGTGCTTTTACCACCTTCTTTAATTAATTGCTGTGCAACTACGCCACTATTTTCTATACCTTGCTTAATTGCACTTGCCCTAATTGCATTTTGTGTGTCATCGCTTCTTTGTGCTATATCAGTAGAAACCTCATTTTTTACATCTTGCCCATACAAGCCTTCTTTACTCACATTTCTAAGTTTATTTAAATACTGGGTCGTATCGTTACCCACTTTTTGTTGTGGGGGTTTTGAAAATAAGCCACCTATTGATTTAACCATTCCTGGTGCGGCCATCATTAATGCTCTAGTATATGGGTCCATAATCCTATCCTACCTTTGTTCCAGTAAACACAAATGTGCTACCGTCATTGTCTTTAAAATAAATTCTTGATTCGTCATTAGTTGGACCAGAAGGACCATCCTGACCTTTTCTTACTGTAGTGAATACAAATTCTCCACGCTCAATATCTCTTGGTGATACAACACCATCTGTAATACGAGTTTTTGACTGTCTCTGTTTAATTGATTTAGATACTTGACTTACATTCTTATCTACTTCAAGATTGGTAAATTTTATTCTAGCCATCGATTTCTATCTCCAATTTTCTTATGATTACTGATGCATTACTATTTGGTGTTGTTAAAACCACCGATATCGCTTTTGCCCTTGCTCCAGCTACTGGCCTACGACTTACAATTCTTGATGAATCCAAACCAGCACCAGATTTATTTGCTGGAAATGTGACAGTGCAAATTGCAGTCCCACTAGTTTTTCCCTCTCCATATACTTCACAAGTAATATCAGCATAGCTTTCATAATTCAGATTTATCCTTCTAATAATTGCTGGTTTGTCATATTTACTAATATCAATAATTCCAGTTTGATATATGCCAATGACAGATTCTGCACTTGCATTACTATTTACTTCTCTTACTGATGTGATATACGCCATACTATTCACTCTTATCATATACAGTAATACTGTATACATTTAATTCATCGTTGTGAGTAAAAAAATCAGGTCCAGAATATCCTGAGTTTGCAGTGCTATCTGTAAATTTATATCTGTACCAGGATTGCTTTTCTAAATCATAACTAAAGTAAGTTGTTTTTGTAGACCCGAATCTGCATAGTAACCTATTTTTCTTAATATCATAAAAAAGAATACTATCCCCCAAATTTGCAGACCCCTCATATATATCTTTTATTGGTAAGGTAATTGGAGTAAATCTAAAATCTGGTGTAATTTGATAAATGTTATCCCTGGCACAGAAAAATAAATTATCCTTTACATTTACGATTCCTTTTGGAGCAATACAACCCAGGTTCTTATCCGCTTCCATTAAGGTATATAATGAAGGGTCACCAGATGATACATCTAGCCTAAAAACTCCCCTGGTCATAAACACTACTAAGTTATCCAATATCCTATTTAATCCAGTGATGTGCCCACCTTGCTGGTCCTTAATTTGTATGTAATTAATTGAGGGTAAGATATCTGGCTGGTTTGGCTCTGAATACACTACCCAATCTGGATGGTCCTCAGAATTACCATTTGGGTCCAATTTAACATTACCCACAAAAAGCCTATCCCCAATCATTTGGCTGTACTTATATCTAGTATTTAAAATCAAATCATCAGGATAAGGCTGTACAGAACCATTTGAATATCCAATATCATAAATAACTATGTTTGTTTTACTAGCACCAATAGTTAATACATAATCTTTTAATAGGTCAATATTTTGACCCGTGGTAAAAGTACTTATGTTATTTAATTTAACAGCCTTACCAACGCTATCTATTACTATATGCTCACCACCGCTATGGTCAACAGAGATATAGCCATTAGCCGCACCTGGGCCAAATCGTTTACTATTAGCCATATTATAAATAATTGCTTTATCGTGCCATACTGTATTTATAATATCCGCAGTTGTATTAGGTGAATTTAAAATAGCCGCACTACCACCTACTGGCTGACCGTACAGCACCCTTGCTATTCTTGTCTTTGTGTTAAAATTATGGTCCCTATCCTCTTCACTTGGATTTGTTAAGACCGTCATAATTCCATTAGCTACAAAATTCATAAATGTTGTATCGTTCAAAGGTCCCCCACTAGAAAATGTAAATTCTCTATTGTCACTTGTAGTCCCTAATGGACCCTGAAATACCGCTGGGCTATTATTTGGATTATTGATTGAATCAAGTGTTCCAGAACCATTATCCATTAAAACATACCATTGATATCTAAGGTTTGCATAGTCTGAACCAAGAGTTACCGTTGGCATACTAAATATTCCACTATTACCTCTCATATCCGCATCATCGATTAATGTACTAGTATAAACATAATCATCACCTTTTAATGCAGTAGTACTATCTACGCTACCATCAGCAACAACATTTACATCCGAAGTAGATGTACTTATAGGGATTTCTTTTATTTCATAATAATGGCCGCTATTATCGGTTTCTCGATATAGCTTCAGACTAGTTATCCTAGGATTAAACCCATACACTTTATTAGGCTCAGTTCCAGTACCAGCAGTTTGATTAGCAAAAGATACAGTAATTTTACCAGCTTTAGTTAATCCAGTAGCTAATGTTAAATTCAAATAACTATCTTGTAGTGGTAACTCCTGGAAACCATCAAAAATCGGAGATATCTTATAATTATAACTTGTAGATGCACTGGCATTACCTAGTGCTAATCCAGATGCGGAACCAACAGAGACTTCTTCAACTGCATCTAATTGCAATTCACTGTCACTAGGATGGCTTGGTGTCGCATCTTGAAAAACATAATTATCTACTGTCACCCCACCCTCAAAGAATTTTCTTCCTATATACTGTAAAATCTTTGGTACCTGGTTTAAATTATCTGGAGCCATTCTAAAATCAATCCCATGGTCCCGTAAATCAAAGCTGTCTGGCTTATTACTACCATATGCAGTACCTATATCACTTGCAGAAGAAAAATTAGAAGTAATCATTCTTAAAATATCATTGTGGGCATCATAACCAATCCATATAGGACTAACAGCCGTACCATCTGTTTTAAGATTAGAAGGGGACCAGTATAATAATGAGGACATCCGTGCAGATGCTACAGCGGTTTCTCCACCCCTACCTTCTGTTTTAACTAATGCACCTGGAGTATCTAATAAAAAGTTTTGATTATTAAATGAAAAATCTAAACCTAAATCATTTGGGTCTGCTTTGGTTGCGAATCCTTTAAAGTCTTTGATTTCGATTAGCATTATAAAACACCAACACTCAACCTATCAGCAACAAAACTCATACGGTCATGGTCAGCATTTGCGACAGTGGCCCTGGCTTTTTCTCTGTTAGCTACATATAGACTAAAATGATTTTGAAACTCCTGGCTATTTCCCAAGTCCTGGTTTATCATTGCTTTTACATAATCAACTAAAAAGTAATGATATACATCTGGTATTTCTGGTTTTGTATCTGTATAGTCAAATTGTACCCCTTGTGTTTTTGCCATACCACCAAATCCTAAATTGTTCCAGGTTGTTTTAAAGCTTTCCCAGTTGGACCCATAAGTACTTTCATACTGTGCCGATTCTGGACCAGAAACAAAAAAATCTTCATTATCATTTGTAAAGCCATTTGTAATAGTAGATAGTGTTAGTATACCAGATACCGTGTCTTCATACTCCACCTTCTCTACTGTTGCCTGGCTATTTGTAATATTACTTCCACCTACCCTTGATTTAATCACATCGCCAACATCAAAGAATTCCGATACAATATTATCAAATCGTAACTGCTTTAACCCTGAAGATGTTCTTAGGCTAATTGGAGATGCAATATAAGTAAGTGTTAAGATACCAGCCGTTGATGGTCTTGGTAAAAAATACAAACGCTTGTTCTCAATAAAATAATCACTAGCAGAGCCAGTATTAAAAAGATTGGTATCTACATTCTTACTATAATTAAAACTATTGCTAGGAGATTTTGTCAGACACTTACCACGAAAAATTGGGTGGTCTGCTATTTCGACAAAATCAGTAGGTAAGTCAATATATGTCTTATTATTTGTGATGTACATATGTGTCTTTTTTATAAAACACTTTGTATGCAATGCAAAATCTTCCTGGGCTTCATCCATGTATAAACCAGCCCTCTTATCTAATTGACCAGCCCTTCCCTCAAATGGGACCAATGCTCTTTGTATTAATTTATCCCAGGTCATTTATTTACTCCCGTAGGTGCTTCAATTGCATACCTATCATTTAAAATCTTTATTTGGTCCATTGCGGACTGCCTAGCTAGAGCAGACCTATCTGATTTATTATCCATTCTCCACAATTCTGATTCTGCTAGGTCCACTACAATATCATGTAGTGCTACATTTAATACACAGCTATTATTTGCATCTATATCTGCTGGTTCTATTAAATAATAAATCACAACACTAGTTACACTTGTTATAGGTCGAAAATGTAGATTGTTACCAAATACCCAAAATACTGGATTGTCTATATCGGCACCCAGGTAGGTATTTTCTAATTTTTTTACATCCGAAAAAGGAATGTTTATTGCATATCGATAAGTACCACTTATCACTGTTTGAAAATTTCTTATACTATTACGAATAGGGACCTTAGCTGATTTATTATTTGCGGAAGCTCCATCCATTGTAACTAAGCCACTACTACCAGAAATAGTAACGGTATCTTTATATTCTAGTTCTGTTAAATATGACTCATGTAAAAGATTAGCCACCATTCTTTGGGCGGTATTTAATGCACTAAATTTTGATGCACCTGAAAAATTAGCATCACCAGTATCTTCCAGGAGAAAATTTAGCTTGGTTGTCATTTCAGTATTTGTCATATCATTCAAGAGTTCCCTGGCCCATCAGGACCAGGGATTAACTCTATCTCTTATTTAACTGTATTATAGTGATTGGGCACTAACTAGTTCCCATACACAATTGTCACCAGATGCACTAGTCTTACAGTAGAGGTCAGGTTGAGCCGTGTTCAAATACATTGAACCTTTAGGACTCGCCTTCATGTCTCCTGAAGCACCAGCGGTTGGGGCACCAGTTCCAGTAGCGAAATCAATTCCACCTATTGAAAATACTGATATACCACCAACATCCTTTGATACCATGCCTACGGATTTTTTGTCAGCTTGTGTTTGTGCTATTGCCATATCTACCCCCTATTAATAGCCTGAAGCAAAGTTAGTAACTTTGCCTAGCATTCTAGGATTACTTACAGTTAAAGCACCTAACCAAAGGATATGTGCAACTGAAGCATCTTGGTTAACGGGTTTAGAAAAGCCCTGGAATGCGAAATTCCTTGAACCATGATGTCTGAATTTGATATACTTCGTATTCAGCATATACATATGTCCATCTGGGCAATGGTCATCAACTACGACTGGTGTACCTCTATAAAGAAGGTTATTAAAACCAGCATCAGCTAAAGCTTCACTAGAAGCGGCAAAACGCTTCTGTGCAGTCAATGTTTCCTCATAAGCATCAAATACTACCTGAGTGGTTACGATAAGGTCTGGAGAATCGTTATCAATAGAACAATTACCATACATTTCTCGCATCACTTTTGGGACATATGCCGCATTGGTTGAATCAACCATGTTTGCATATGTTGGAGTACCAGACAATGCTTTCACATTAGAATCCCACCATGTGTATGTAGTAGAATTAATACCACCAAGGGTACGGTCTACTGCACATATATGTTGCAATCCAACGAAGCCATCTGACTCGGCATCGGCTGGGGTTGATACTGATGAACCACTGTTATCACTGTACAACTGGCTACCAAAAAGGTCTTTAAGAGATTTCTCAGCATTTTTTACTTTTGCAGAAATCAAATCGACTACCCTTTCAGCACCACTATTTAACGCTTGTTCTTTACCTGAATAGGTAATAGAAGCATGACACTGAACCCAGTCGTATGTTGCATCTGTGAACAACTCTTGAGGAGTTGTATCTAGAACATCATAACCACTGTAAAAACCCTTGGCACCAGACTTAGCATACTCAATAGGCTGAAGCACTTTGTTACCACTGGCTGTTGGCTCAGAGCTTTTTAACATCTTATGTGTTAAAATATTGCTGTTAAAAATGTTGTCAACGAGAACAGGAATGAATTTGTCTCTAGTTACAGCGGTTAAACTGTCGGGACTTATACTCATATTATTTTCCTATTATTCGAAAAAGTTATAGTTTTTCAATGCATCATTACGAGCATCCTTATAGCTATTAGGTTTTCTAACTGGCTCTTCATGTTGGCCCTTTACAGCACCTTCTGGCTCTGGAACGCTCTTCATTGCTTTTGCATTTCGAACTCGATTAACTGCGGTCTTAAAAGCACTATCTTCAGCCGCTGAATGATAAGCTAAAACAAAAGCATCCTCTAATCCTTGAAGACCATTAAAGCCTTTATCAATGGCTGTGGTGATAACCTCATCCATTAAATTCTCGTCTTCAAGTTCAGGGTGATTTTGCTTGAGTTTCATAAGGTCAGCAGTAACTTGTTGGTCGGCTTCTACTTCCAACTGTTTCTGTTCTTGGCCCTTTTCATACTCGCTTAACCTATCTTCCAACTCCTGGATTCTATCTACATCCTTCGTGTCCTGATTAGGTAACTCTTCCGCTTTGCCTTTAGAAAATATCGGATGGTCCTCATCGAGTACATCTTTCAATGCCTCAATTGCATCTTCATTATCTCTTAACCCATTCCATTTAGATTGTTCAGCTTCTAGAGCTTTCCTCTCCTCACTGATGGATTGAGATTTTTCAGTGTTGGACTTTTGCCAGTCTTCTTTATTCTTTAGTGCATCCAATGCTTCTTGAATCGTAGACATCTCATAGGTTTCCCCATTCAATTCTAGACTGTCAATTTTGACACTTTCTTCTTGGCCTTCTGTTTGTACAGTTTCTACTTGCTCGGATTGGTCCGTTTTTTGGACTTCTGGCTCTTGGGTCTGTTCCTCACCCACTTGCTCCATAGGGGAATTTTCGTCAATAGTTAAGGAAGCAACCTCATCAGGTGTCAAGGTTACGCCACTATAACTAGTTAATATATCTTCTGACATATAATCTCCTATGATGTTAAAATTTTTGTGTTGTTAACATAAGTATCCAACGGGCATTTTATTTATATCCTCTTTTTTTGTTTACTTTATCAACATATTTATTATAAGCCTTTACTCCAGCCCTAGTAGCTAAGTCAACAGCGACTCCAGCCACCATCATTTTACCAGCTAATTTCAATCTTTGTTTTCTACTCTTACCTTTATTTGCAGTAACACCAGCAACAATAGTTTGAGCAGTTGAACCCATCATCTTAGAACCAGCATTATTTTTATTACTTATTTTTCTTAGTTTTCTTTTTTTCTTTTTCTTTTTAAGGGCTTTGTTATAATGGTCAGGCATTATCAACTCCATTCATGTTTTGCATTAATTGAGGATTGGATTGTAATTGCTTAAATATTTCATCCTCACTCATTCCTTCAAAGTCTTCTGGAGATGCTTGTTGTTGTTGTTTTTGTTCTCGCATCTTAGCAATTAATCTTTCCATACCAGGCAATTGCATATTTTCTAATATATATTCTGGGTCCTGAATTAGCCCAGCTTGTGCTAAAGTCAATATCTTTTCTTCAATATATGCACGATTATCAGGCAACATAGAACCAACCCTTGCCCTGACCATTGTATCTACATCATTGAATTCCATTCCCATATAGTTAACCTGGGCTGGGTTTCCTTCTGTATCTGTCATAGCCAATGAATGCATCTCTGTTCCCATGTTCTTAATCATCGCTATCCACATCTGGCCCAGTATCTGCATTGCCGCATCTAATTGCCTGGCTTTAAAATCAATTTTATTGGTTGCCGCCTTTTGATAGGTTTGTGCTTGGATACCACTAGTTACATTTGGTTCTTGCTTACCCATCGTGGACCTAGTAACTCCAGAGACTGTTTCAAACATATCAACCATTAATTGATAAAAATTGAAAACATATCCAGGCATACTTGAGGGTTGAACCATATTTACTGCACCTGGCCCTCTTTTCCTAATAACACTGCCAGGCTTATTATTTATTTGGTCCTGGACATCGCTAGTTTCATCAATCACCCACATAGGATTTGCCATAAGATGAATATTATCCATAACCTGGGATGCAATTCTATCCAATGCTAGATTAATACTTTTTAATCTTTTTGGTTCAGGCTTCCCCCAGAATGAATGTGCGGACCCACCGTTTTTCATTACAACAAATGGAAATGGGTAAGGACATCTGTTCATTTTATCCAGGAACTGATATCTAGACGGACCATCGTATAATATGACATCGTTAGCCATACAAATCTTTCGTATACCCCCTGGATATTTTGGTTTGCCAACCTTTTCACCATCAGCTTCTTCTTTCGTATACTCAAGACTCCCGTCCCTCATATACACTTCAACCAGTAAGGCTCGTTCTTCCAAGTTTTGCATAGCTTCAGTTTCGCCATCAAAGTAATTAGTTTCTTTCCCCTGAGTATCAGTTACCTGGACCAAATTCCTATCTCCTTGCTGAACATCTGTAATCTTTAATGCTTCATGTTCATTAAGCTTACTCATCGATTCAACATATTTACCTTTTTCGGGAAATAATTCTCTTATCTCATATATTGGCCTAGGAGCCATATGAATTATCCATTGTGCATTTTCTAGTTTGGTAGCACTAGGATTGACATAAAATGAGAAAGGGTCCACCATGTCGCAATCTGGTAAATCGTCATGCATATTCCAATTTAGCTTGACAATACCAGTCCCATATACCAAATAGTCAGTAAGCCATTCTGGAACAAGTGTTGCCATATCTCTCATATACCACAAATCGTCCAGTTGTGCTTGGAGAGTATTGGCGATAAATGTTGATTCATCAGTGGACCCTACGGGTATAACATCTATTTTGGGTGGCTTCGAGGACATAATAGGGATTTGTGTATCTATCACATTCGCTATCATGTCCAGCGTAAGCTGATTTTTATACTCTGGCATATTTAAACCAGACCAGTGTTCACCCATATATAATTTTTCGGATTCACGCCATACCTTTGATGTTTTCCCCCTGGCTCTTTTTGCCAGGTCTATCATGGCGTTAACTTTTTTAATTAATTCTTTTTCTTTGTGGTTAGGTTGGAATTTTTCTGCCATTTAATTTTGCTCGTTATAGTTATACCCAGATGACATTATATCAGAGATACTGGTAATAATATCAAGATATGCATCTCGTAAATCCTCAGACATCTCAATAAGTTCATCGCCTTCGAATAACTCCACTCGATGCCATGTTCCATTTTCAAAATCATATCTTTCTATTACCCTCTTAACCCTGGAGTGTCTGTCTTGTTTGCTTCGAACTTCTGCATCAGTTTTACTATCCATGGTTTAGCTTCTTCCATTTCTGGATTTCCAATACTCATAAGGGCATAACGACAAGCATCCGCTAAATGGTCAGGCCCTTTTGTATCTAAATCTTCAGGCCGCCTAATATCATGAACCAACATTGGTAAAGTTTCAATAAACTTGCGACAAGTCTTAAACACATGAAACTTAGGCGGTGTTTCTTCATCCCATTTTAGATACTCTCGCAGAAGGTTCCAACCGTTCAGGCGGTTATTATTTGCTTTTATGCAATTTATTCCCCCTTTTCTGAGAATATCTGCTATCGCCATATGACTACCAGCTACGCCATCAGATTTATTCATATTTTGGGGATTTCGTATCCACATACTTGGGTCCCCTAATGTGCCACGATACTCTTCACCATCACTCATAGCGTTAATTGCATCCATATGGCCCGATAATTCTAATTCGGATACATAATAGTCTCGATACATATAAACATTTTTTTGAGGGTCTACAGCCAACCAGGTAACTGCAAAAGGTGATTTAAAACCATAATCAATACCACGATATTTGTACCAGGTACTTGGAATTGGAAACGGTTCACATACATGAACATCATAACGCCAGGATGCAAAATATTGACCATAATAAACATCCCAATCTCCATCTAACCAGGCCCTTCTTAATTCATCTGGTAAACCCTTTAACATTTCCATATATCCTGGGTCTTCTTCCATTAAGGTTGGATTATCATGGATTCTACTCGGTATAAATATTCTGGTCCTACTAGTCACGGGGTCATAAAAGGTTTTTTCAGGTTCATTATTCACAAACCTGGACTTAAACCAATTATGTCCTGGTCCACCTGGGTTACAAGTCAGAAATATTTGTGGGGTCAATCCTATCGTACTTCTACAGCTAGAGATTAACTTTAAGTAATCTTCCTCATCTGCAATTAGTGTAGCTTCTTCTATCCCCATTTTTTGGTACTCATGGCCCTGGTATTTCTGATAAGCTTGTTTATCCATTAAGTGACCCGTTCGAATGATTGCACCCGTTGGAAAGCGGAATTCTGCTGGATTACCTACAACTTCCACACCTAGATGCTTATACATTGTAGAAGCCCTATCGATATAGTCCCTTAAATCGTCATAGTTACGCCTTATGACCAGGCCCCGAAATTCTGGGTGATTTATATATTGTGGGTCTACCATCCAGGCCATTAGACAGCTCGATTTGCCACCCCCCCTAGAGCCGCCAAATGCTATTTCAAATTCTTGTCTAGCTAATGCAAATGCTTGTCTCGGATGTGGCTCCCAGTGTATTTGCATTAATAACCTTTCTTTGCTTTGTTTTGTTGGTAGGTTGTCATGTCTTTCCAACATTTAGGTAATGCTTTAACCCGATTATCGTAACCACTTGCCAAACCGCAATATGTGTACTTTTGGTCCGTAAACCTCTGTTTATGTGGATGCCAGGTGCTTTTAGATGCTAAAGCACAGATTCTATCATCTATTTTCGGGCAAGGTTCAAACATATATTTTTCATATTATTATTTTTTCTCCAGGGTCCTGGATAGGGCGTTATATCAGTGGGGCTATCCATTTTTAGGTAGGTAACGGTGATGGTGATTTTCATTTTCTATAATTCTTTCTTGCTTCACGATATTGCTTTTTTAGCTTCCCGTCCTCGTCATGTATTTCTAAGTGGCTATATTCATCTTTATCTGGTAGGGCCTTCCTAGTTATTAAGTCGATGTACTCTGTGGCTCTCATTAGAAAAAGTTTTTCATATTCTGTCTAGGAGTCCCAATGGTATATGGGGCCGATGGGACCCGAGGAGACGGATGCCCCCCTCGCAATAATAATGGTTCGCAACACCTTTAAATTATGCATCGGCACTCACTTGCACATCTGGGTCGGGGACTGGGCTGGACTCGCTCTGTAAGCGTGTGCCTTCCCTCGGTGAGGACTGATTTGTGCCCACATTGTGCCCATTGGCCTGGGATTCAGCCTGGCTAACATCACCTGGACCTGGATTAAGAAAAGTTTCGCTCTCGCTCTGTCCGCTGGTACTTATTTTCTTGGGGTCCAATTCCACTTTAGGCGGTAGAACAATGACACCAGTAATGTTCTTTTGCTCGACTTCCATCTGCATCGCTTTTAAATCTGGGACCATCTTTGGCAGTAAGATACGCCAGGCTGATACTTGCCTTTTGTCACCGTCATCCATCGCTACATCAAACAGCTTCTGTACTAACTCATTCTTCTGGGGATGCATCCTGACTAAGTCCTTCGCTGATGTCTTTGGCCTACCGAGTGGGTTACCAGATTGTCCCTTTTTAAATTGACCTTTATTACTCATGTGCTACCTGTTTTTTACCTGATAAAATTCACTGAGTATATATATAGGTGCAGTACTATCCTACAGTACAAATATATTAATTTATAAAACTACTTGACACATATAGGTGTTACACTATAACATAGGACATGAAAATAATCAACGCCCAAGAGAACCAGAGAGACACAGAGTGTGTAAGTCTAGCAATATCAGGACTTAGCTTTTGTTCTGGGCACAAGAAAGGACAATAAATATGTTTTACATCACAGATTACAAAGTAGAAACCAGCATCACAACCGAGTCTTGGAAGAAGTTCATTAAGAAGTCTATTGACCATGATGTCTTAAAAACTATCGACCAGGGCATATTCAGGTTCGATGCCAAATTTATCCATAATTACAAAGTAGCTGAGAACCCAGAAAAACTAGCTATCTGGAACTGGATGGGTACACTTAGACTAGTTGATTACAGTCACCCAGATGCATACAGCAGAAAATCAGGTGACTGGCCCATTGTTACTCAAGTCAATTACAGCAAGGAGCTTGAAAATACAATCGTAGTCTTCACTGAGGAAGAAGATGTACTTGATGGTGCTGTGCAAAATTATAAAAACAGAGAGTTTGGTTCTGAAGAAGAGTAACATCCATACTGATGATGGCCCAGGTGGTTCCTGGGCCGAAACCCACGGGTCTATGGAAACTAAAACAAACAAGAAAAGGACAATAATCATGAAAAACTATTACACTCTCTTAGTTTTACACAAAACTGAAGAAAGCAACGCTACTAAATCAGGCTGGGCCTTACCAGGTGATAAGTGGACCCCTGAATTTGGTAGCTTTGACAAAAAAGAAGTCGAAGAAGAAAGGGATTATGTTTGGATAGATGGAGACGGCTTCACAAAGAAGGAAACTAAAATAATCTGCACTGAGGAAAGGCAAGAAGCTGTTGATTGGCAAGTAAAGGTACTCAATGCTGAGATACAAGCTGGTTATGCTCGTTTCTCACCAGTATATCACACTGCTAAAAAAGGCGGTAGTCATAATAGAACTATCGTAGTAGGTGGCAAAGATTACCAGGTAGAAACAAAAGCTGAGCGTGATAGGGCTGACGATTCTAAGGCTCAATTCGTTATTGGTATTAATGGAATACATTACACCTATCCAGTTGAAGGTAATCCTGGTGCATTTGATGATGATGGTTATGTTACCAGATACGCCCGTGAAGCCCTAGCTAGGATGGAGATTAGAAAAGCTAATAAGCTATTAAAATAACCATACCGATGAGTACCAGGTCGCACCTGGTCGAAAAGCCCCTTCCTGGGGCTTCTATGGAAGCGAAAACAGTAATAAAAATAACCATCAACAGTTATAATTCTAACGGTCCAGAATTGGCCGCTAGAGGGGTTACTGGTTTGGCACCATATTTGAATCAAATAACAATCAAGAAAGGACAATAATCATGATACTATTTAACCATAATTCAGTCTGGAATACACAACTACTTCATGTAGTTTGTCAGACAGTAGGTAAGCGAGTCAATGAGTGGCTCACAGAGAACTGGAAGCAAAAGAAAGACAACTCTTTAAGGGCACATCAGTTAAAGAAATTGGAAAGCAAAATAGCGACAATTATTGAAGGCGTTTGCCAGTCTGAAAATGTATTTCATAGTCGTGGCTATGCTGGATATGAATTTCGCTTTAAACACTGGTATGCTAAGAGTGTATGTTTAGAATTGGATATTTTATACTATCCTTACCCTAATGGTGCAGTGGAGAAAGTTACTGAATATGTTCGCTTAGGACCTGACTGGGACTATACTAAACCTGGTGATGTTGAGAAGACTTGGCCCGTACATGAATTCCCTATCGATAAGGTTAGTACTGCACTTAAGGATGTAAAAGAAATGAAGGATAAGATAGACGAATTAAGGAAGCAGATAAGTTCTATAAAAGGTGAAGTTGGTTTTAACTTTTTTGATAAGGAAAAACTTGATATAAGCAGTCACTAATCCATACCGATGAGAGCCAGGTGATACCTGGCCGAAATACCCTGGGCAACTGGGGTATCTATGGAAATCAAAAATAGAAAGGACAAAAAAATGAGGAAGATTAATCTACCTAACCTAAGAAATATTGTCAGGTCTGCTGGGTATATAGACTACAGATATAGGTTCACTTTAAACGGTAAAAGAATGCAGATTCCATTAGGGACTTCTCGTGAATGTACAGTTACTCAAATTAAAGAAAGATACGCCCAGGCTCAAAATAAGGCTTTTAATCTTAAACATGGTTTAGACCCTATTGTTTTAGATGTACCTAGTGATGAGCAACAGCCAATCCTACTAAGAGATATATTCGATGACTGGGTCGCACATGAAAAGAATCGCTCTAGGACCTGGTTAAGGGACTTGTTCAACATCAAACCGTTTGTTGTTTTCTTTGGCAAGGAATCAGATTGGACCAAGGATAAGAGAATTGCAAAGGATTGTGAGATTGACCTGGCCGCATTGACATCTGCTGATATTAATAGATTCTATGCAGACCAGTACGCTCAAGGTAATAAGACCGAAACAGTTACAAAGCGACACAACTATTTGAACCCACTGTACACCTGGTTAACCAATGAGAAAATCCTGAAGGATAATTACTATGCCAGGAAAGGCAAATTAAAAAAACCAGGTAGTGATAAAACCCCTTACCAGGTATTGACCAGGGACCAAGCTGAATTGATTGTGGACAATGCTCCAAATGAATTTACAAGAACGCTTTGGACCATCATGATTGATACCGCCCTATCACCAGTAGATGCTAGGAATTTAAACAAGAGAAAGCATTTGTTAAATGGTATTGGGGACAATGGTGAGATAATTCCTTGTATCATAACCAATAGAGCCAAAACTGGGAAACAGAGTGCTACTCCTATCAGCGATAGGATTCAGGCATTAGGAGACGATATTTGGGGCCTAGGTGGCTCAGATAAAGACCAGGACAATGCTAATGTAGCCTTTAAAAAAGTATGCCGTAAATTGGGCATTAAACAAAACAAAGGCGAAAAGCTAAGCCAGTACTCATTCAGGCATTCATTAGCTACCCATCTTATTTCCAATGGTCATTCATTGGACTCAGTACAAAGACAGCTAGGTCATACGCTTGGCAGTAAAGTAACACAAACTTACATAGCAAATCAGATTGCTAGTGAGGTATCAAAAACCAAATCAACACTAAATGAAAGGACGATATAATCATGATAGTGGTAAAAATAAAAGGCGGTAAAATGGTCCGCATATATGCAAAGTCAATTGAAACAAAATGGAATGCTTTTAGTATCCATGCTAAGGCCCAGGATAAACAACCTGGACATTTACTTGGTGAGGTATTTGAAAAGTATTTTACAGATAACCTAGAACAGATTAGCCAGGATTGTCACAATCATGTTAATAGTGAATTGGTCCAGGAAGGTGGTGAGTAATGAAAGTAATATATGTATCTAGGGATATTGGGGGAACACGGCTTGAATGGACAGATTTTAAAGAGATGTTAGAATATCATAAGGGATTCCCTAAAGATAGATGGACTTGGTTTATAAAAAAATAAAGAGTACGCCCATCCCCTAGTAAGAAAAAGGCCCTTAATTGGGCCTTTTTTGTTAATCCTCACTAGTGTATCGCTTAATCAATTCATTACGCCTTTTAACCCTATTATAGAACTTCCTATCTTCATACATCAATGCAATGATGTACATTCCAAGGATAACAAATAAAATAGTTATAATGATGAACATAATCATATTAACACTCCTGGTCGTTTTGAATTCCTCTGTTAGATTCCTTTACACGCTTTTCTTCAATACAAGCATAGGTTAATTCCAGGTATTGAATAAGGTCCATTATCCGACCTTCAATTTTCTCATCGCTGTAGACCTTACCAGTCTTGATATAATTGATAATGCTGGACCAGTGCTTTTTCATAAAGATACCTAAGACTTTCAATGGGTCCAGATTCAAATCTTTACCAGTAGCTTTAAAGTTCTCTAGTACATCTTCGTCCCCCCTGGACTCTGTATATTCAATTCTTTTCATATTTGCCATAGCATCAGCCCTATCCCTAAAATCCTGGATAAGCTTATTATAATCTTCTAGTCTCATTGATTAGTATCCTCTTTGCTTACTTAATTTCATTTGCAGTTCTAGCAATCTTTGATGGGCGGCACTGCCATACTTAAAAACACCATCATTCATTAATTTGCGATAGAACTTTACTAAGGTGATTAAACTTGTATTCATACGATTGGGAACTCCATATATTGATAAAAAAACTTTCTATTTTTATGCTGATTATTCTTACTAGGCTTTAAAGCCAAGTTGATACTGGCTTCATTATTGTAAGGTACATAAGCAATAATATCTTTTTCTATGTAGTACACAGCAACAATATCAATAAGGTCCTTCTTTACATATTTATGCAAACGAACTTCAATAGCTGTTTCTGTTTTCATATCTGTAATGGTCTTTACCTGGACCCGTAAAAATTCTTTCTTTCTTCTTTCTACAATAAGGTCACATCCCCTTTCATCTACTACGGGCTTAAATATTTGATAATCATAATTAGATAATATATCTTTCAAAACAGCGTGTACTCCTACCTCACCGATGTGGACTGTAAATGGTTTTTTCTTTGACATTTTTCCGCTTCCTATCTCTTTGTTTCCTGGTTCTACCCAGTTTGCTATTCTCTAAATTCTTCTGTCGCTTTAATTGTTTTCTTCTTTTTGCTTCTCTATTCGGCATAATTCCTCACATTTATTACAAATACGCTTCTTTAATCCCAGGCTGGGAAAGTCCTCATATATTTCAATGCTATTGGGCCTTTTAATAATCTCCCATGCACATCTACACTTAGGACAAGCGTACAATGTTTTCTCATTGATAAAATTTTTCTTTCTAATATATTTATCAGGATACTTACGACTCTTCTCGATTTGTTCCAGGACCCACCCGATATTCCAAGATTTCTTCGACATCGATATCCTTTCCAATTGCTTCACTAATTAATCTTGCAAACGGTCCCAGTGGTAACGATATAAAAGGCGGCATTCGGTCACCACGATATACCACACCGAACTCAGTCTTCTCAGGCACCAGCCAACTGGGTACCCTAGAACGTCTTTTACAACCAAGCCACACACCAGCAACCTCAACATCACCTTTCTCATGATTAGCTCCCCCTCGGTCCCGATTGAAACATTCCACTGAATATGTCCGAAATGTGTTCACTGTCTCCCGTTGCAGTTCTGCTCCCCGTTGACGGTTCCTTCGGCCCCTTCTGATATTCTTGGGGTTCTTTTTTTTGCTCATATAATTCCTTATTGATTGGTTTACTAGGTTTAGGATTCTTGGGGGTTACATCACTGCTACAATGGTAACAGCCTTTTTGTATATCCCATTCATTCTTTGCAAAGCATGATGAACCATACTCTTTACATTTAGAATTGGTACAGTAAACAAGATACTGACCGCTAGGTGTTAATTTATACTCGCTGGTAATCCGCTTCTTTTTCTCGGCTGGTTTCTCCCACATATTCTTTTGCCAGGTACTGACAGCCATACGCCATTTCTTTATTTTGGTCTTACCTCGATACCATCCAACAGATTCATAATGACTATAAAAGCGTACAGCTTCAGATTCTTCTAATCCCTTTTCCTTGAAGTAATCTTTTACCATTTGTAAGTCTTTTGGTTTAGCTACATATTTAACAGACTTACCCCTACCAACCTTAATAGTAGAATGTTTTTTATCATCTTTTGATAAAATATTATTATTAGGTATTGTATTATTATTAGTACTAGTATTATTATATATAATATTATAATTATTACTACTATTAGTACTATTAGTACGCCCCCCAATAAAGTTATCAAACAAAGTATCTTCTTTTTTAGGCTCTTGATTCATTATTGATTCAGGTTCAGGCTCTTTTATGAGAAGGGATATGCGAGTCATTCTTGATTCATTGTTGATGCAACATTGATTCAAGGTAACAAGTTTTTTAAGGAATCTATTGACGGTAGACTGGGTCCAATTTAGTGATTCAGCTATCTTCCGCTGAGACATAATGAATTCACCAGGTTTTAGTGTTATCATATTGCCATTAATGAACTTGGTAACACCCCCCATTTGATTAGCCCATACCATAAATTGTATATAAGCCTGGGCTTCGCTGTAAGGTTTATCATTGTTCCATAATGGTCCATTTAAGAACTCTTCTGGTATCATAACACCCTTATCCACAAATAACCTCAGATACGGGAATGATGACCAGCTTACTGGCCTTACCATCACCACCCATAACAACATGATTCATATGTAGATGTCTACTAGCTAACTTTTTGAGCCGCTCAAGTGATATAATCAACATAAGCGGCTCTCGCTTGGGGATGCGAATATTAAATAACCACCAGTCAGCTTCACTGGTCTGTATACCACTAGCCTTACCACGGCATTCTATTTCTATAGCCAGGTTACCAGTCTTATACGCTCTAAAATCAGTCTTAACCTCTAGTTTACCCGTTAAGACATCTAAAGCTTCGACCTCACCATTTAGACCCCGTAAAAGGTCTATATCAAAATTCTGTGGTTTATTATTCCCGTAGCGTAATTGAGTTAATAAATTCTCAATCTGGTCTGCGGATAAGTTTAATTTTATTTCTGGCATATGGTATGTGGGTGGTTTGGTGTGGGGATGTGATGACAAACAAGAAGGACAATTCAAACAAGACCATCACACCCCCTTATACAGATACTTTATTTTCTCTGGTATGGGAAAGGGGTAAAGTATCTGTCTCCCTATGGAGCAATTTTTTAAAGTGGTTACTGATTTGATAACTATCCCAAATACGGTGAGTCATATCAGTATCGTACCCTTCCTCATCGGTTAAAAAAGATTTTATCTCATGAATATCGACATGGCCTTCATCTACTAAATGTTCCTCATGTATATAGCTGTTCAGCTTAGGAAATACATCCTCACAGATTTTATCAAAGACCATGTCGAATTCGGTAATCATCGCTATTAGTTAGAAAGGGAAATCGTCCCCACCGTCCTCAACTTTTTTAGCAATCTTGATGTTAAGCGTTGGCTTACCATCCTTACCTTGGTTCTTCCACAGACTGATAGACAGCTTTTTATCACTAGGGATAGCTGAATAATCAATTTGCTTTTTCCCATCTACCATCTTGGACACTTTTGCAAGGTCCTCAACAGTATTTAAGGTTCCTTTAAAATCAGGGTCTGATGGACTTTTTTTCTCATCATTAGGCCATAGCTTTCCCTGGTACTTATCTTGATATGATGCCATTATCTAGGCTCCTTTTTTTATGTTTAAAGAAAATTTGTTAGGTAGCTTAGGCTTCATCTTTGGTTGGGAGTATGTCTGATTTGATTCCCATAACTCATATAGCTTCACAACACGATTCATTAAAAATTGTGCATCATCTGTGAATTCCCCAGCTTTATTTCGTATGACCTTCACTTTCATTTTACCTGGCTTAGGTTGGTCACGCCATCGACCTTTGCAATATAGGGTCCCTACAGCACCAACTTTTAATCCATATATCTTTTCTAGTAGAATAGCATAGGCCATACACTGGACAAAATGCTTATCATTTTCATTACCCGTTTTTAAATCAGCGACCATTAAAATATCCTGGCCTTGCCTTTTGTTATGTATCTTTAAAATCATATCAGCAGTACCAGCGTAAGGCACATCTGGATGCCATAACATTATTTCAGATTTTAAAAGGGTTGGCTGATGTTCCTCATACCATAACTGATATTCCATTAATGCTTTTTTAATCTCTTCAATTAGTGCCCATTTATTATGGTATACTAACTTCCATCTAATGTCAGCTTCATTATCAAGACTTTCGACAATATTATCTGTGGTTATCTCAGCACCATCATTCATAAAATCTACATGAGTATGTATATGACTACCCTTGATAGCGGTTACGGGACCATCAATATCTGCCCACTTACCTTTTTCCTTATACCAATTAGATAATCCAGGTGATGATTCCACACTAGCCACATTGGTCCAGGATGGTTTTAATGGATTTTCATATTGATTAAATACATCTAAATCTGTAGGTCCGTAGAATCTGCCGCCCTCAGTTGCAAATCTTTTAATTTCAACACCCTTATTAAAATCTACCTTACCCATGGATTACCTCTTTTGATTCTAGCCAGGATTCGAAATCAGTCTTTTTAATTCTAATAAGTTTATTACTTAATCTTAAACTGGGTATTTCTCCAAGTGTGACCTTGTGGTATACTACTTTATAGTCTACATTTAAAATTTCGGAGATATCTCGGATGCTGTAAAATTCGGATTTTCTTCTTTGCTTCATTTACCTTACCTTTGATTATGTGGTTAATCAATACCTATTATACTATTCTATAGTATATAAATACTACTAGATTATATTATAACATTTATAAGTGAGTCAATATAAAAATATAAAAATATATATAACTTGTATTGTGAGGTACTATATGGTATAATAAGGTATATTAAGTAACCCTTTAATGGGTTTTACCAGAAGTCATTAAGTGACTTCGAAAGGCAGTAGTAATGAAAACAATAAATTATAGTTTATTGTTTCAGATTATCAGAGTAGAGACTAATCTTTCACAAAAAGCCTTAGCCAAAATATTAAATATTAGCCCTGGTTCAATTTATAAATATGAAAATAATATTATGAAGCCTGGTGTTGATGTTATTCAAAAAATAAAAGAATATTGCAATGAACAAAAATTATACTGTTCTTTATTTGTTTTAAGTAATCAAAAACAAGAAGAACCTCAAAGTAATCATATTATTGATTTGAAATATATTATTGAATTACAAAAGTATAAAATAAAACAATTACAAAAAGCTATAACTGGAAAATCCTAGTTCAAGTGGGCACAAATTGGGCACAAAGCAAATCCAATAAACTAAAAAGGGCCTAATTATTTAGACCCTTTTTTATTGATTTCTCGTGGAGAGAGAGGGATTCGAACCCTCGATACGGCTCTAAACCGTATACCCGCTTAGCAGGTAGATACTCCCTCCTCTAAAAAGCGGACTCTCCTCTATAAAGCTTGGGATTACATACCTTCATATGGTATAGTTTTGTCTCTGGAGTGGGCACAAAGTGGGCACAAAATAAAAAAGGCCCCAGCGAAAGGACGGTTTAACCAGGGCCTAGTCCATGTGATGAACCAACTTCTTAAATTTATTAATGGTCCCAGCACCTTCGCTACTATTATATACTTCTTTCCACATCTTTGCGGCATCATCAATATTATCTGGCATACGCTTTGGTGACCGCCAGTATTTTAAGCGACAATGAATCACACTAGCGGCCATATTATGTTCTAGTACCCAGGACCATAATGATGTGTCATCTGAATCCCATATTTTTGGGTCCGTAAGAGTAATTTCTGCACACTTCTTTTTAAGTGATTTACGAAATTTTAAGTATGACTTTATATTATCTACAGCCGTATTAGGTTCCACTTGCCAAAATGACCTGGCTGGTCCCCATCCTAACTGCTTAATATATTCATACCTAGACTCAACACACCCAGTCCAAAATACCAGGTTTATGGCATCATTACTGGCGTATTTTGAACCCAAGGATTCCAGGGTTGTTTTAATAAGGTCCTTTATTTGTTCCTTACTCATTTTCTGCCAATAAGACCTGAGACAATATCTGTTACGACATCTACAAAATCTCTAAATATCTCAGCTTCTTTTTCGTCTTTGACAAAAGGTATGTTGATTTTAGAGTCTAATGCATTTGCTAACTTTTCTTCGAACTCTTCGCTTTGTAACCAAGCCGCAATTTCATTTTGCATTTCACTTGCCTGGTTTTCTGCTACTTGCATTAACATTGATTTTATATCCATTTATAGTATCCTCATGATTAGGTTTATTATTATTGGTAATGCTATTAAACCTATAGCACCATAGGTTTCAATAACGATTATGTCCTTCTCATGATTTTCAATGCGACCATTGATTTTTTCTAAATGCTTTTCGATTTTACTCATCGATTTAAATAATGTGAACTGCCTTTCACTTAACTGTGTAAGATGTTGCATAATTTCTGTATGTCTTTCCTGGCTCATTCGTCTTGTTCATCCTTGCAATCATCACATATACCATTTAATGCTTGTTGTATTGGTTTATCGCACTCAATACAATGAAATGGCATCGGCATTACTTGTTCCTCATTGTTAAATCAATATAAACTTTTAAATCAGATTTAATTTCTGCATTCCATTTTTTTAGTTTACCCATCTCATCCATAATTATATCTAATCTATGTTGTAAATTTTCATGTTTTTCATCGAATCTATTTAAAGTATCTTCTACTTTTTCTTTTAAAATAAATCTTACTACACTATATAAAGCGAAACCCAATCCAATACTAATTGCAACTGGGAATCCTAATTCTTGTATTAATGTTATAATATCAGAAGTCACTTTCTTTTCCTTTTTTTCTTACCCCAACTTAATGGATTTAAATTTAATTCTTTTTGATACCAATCTAATTGTTCTTCCATTTGTGCTATCTTTACTTCTTCTTCTGCTATATGCTTACTGACAAGTTCTTCAATTTCGGTATCAGCAAGTTCCACTCTTCGCTCAAGTTCTTTAATTCTGTTTTCAACTTGTAAGTACGAATAGACAAGTCCAGCCACAAGTATAAGTACCTGCCCAGCCCATTTAAGGTTAATGCTAACAACAGTATTGTCACCAACGACAGTTGCTCGATAACTCCTTGCCGTCTTAGGTTTACTTGTCTCACTCACTTTTCCTTCTCACATCTTCCCAAATATGATGTTTATAGCAATAATTATCACCTATTTCAATACTAGGTT